ATTCTGTTTGTTTTGCAAATCGTTAATGTGATTTACCATCATTTTCTGTTCGTCAGTCATATCTTCGATAATGTACTCTTTATCATCAAGATTCAAGACTGGCTTTTCTTTTTTGTCTTTAGCCATTTCGTGACTCCTTGTTTGTTAGTTCCCATTATTGGGAAGTTAATTATTCTGGTACGGAACCAGCATCACGGGTAACCCTATCTTTATAGTCATCTCTTGCAACCACTAAAGCAATCATATCATCTTCATTAGCTGGTATTTGAGTTACTGATTCATCAGCATATAGTTTTGGCAACCATTCAGCAATCATTCGTTTTTTACAATTACCAACCTTGCCATCTATTGCTCCATTTACCCAAACTTCTACATCGAGTAAATCATTTTTCAACACCGACTCTTCAGTTGTAGTAAGTGTTCTTTTTTTAATATCCATTATTATGTCCTTTGTTTTATGTTATTTCGCATAGGTTATTTCGCCTAACAAACGAGGTGTCCACTAAACCATGTTTCAGTTGTTATGTCTGTTTGAGCATCGCCAGAGGCTTGGTATATTTTCACCACTGCTGTATCGCTTGCATCCATATCCGCTAATACAGCCATGGTCAAAGACCAATATACCGCATCTTGACCAAAATCTGGGTCGAGAATAGAATAATAACTACGGTTACTTGTTGCAATATGAACTTGATAATAAGTAGATGCAGAATCAACAGCATCTAATCTCATAAGAAGATTTAATTGATACTTTCCTGTTACTGGTGCTGTAAAAGTACTACCCGTAAAATTACTACCTTGGTCAAATACTTCAGTCCCTAATACAACATCAAGTAAAGAGCCAACTGCAATATTATTTTGACTTGATGCTGGATGTACCAAAAACGCTGGATGATTCTCTGATACAACTGGAGCACCAGCAGTATTCTCATCTGTAGCTCCTGACACAGTTCCATGTAATTCGTTACCTGACTTATCATACCACTTCGTATTAGTTACTCCAGACCCATCGTATTCTGCGACTGCACCGATTTGGACAAGTGTAAAATTGGATATTGTATATGTATTCGTAACAGAACTGCTGGTAAAAATAGCAACTCCAGTATCAGTTGTATTTGGTGTAAATTCGTATGAGTAAGCCCCATTAGCACTTATCGCTTCATCTTGACTAATTCCTGACCAACCAGAACGATTAGCGTCAATAGACATACCATATACCACATTAGAACCAGTAAAATCTGCAACTGTGAAATTCATTCTATAACGCTTCCCAGCAGTTAAGGCTATATCATCTGGAGTAGATACAATGTCAGTTGCGGCACCATCACTTTCTGCATGAAAACCATTTGCATCTGCACCAGAGAAAGTAGGATATGAAAAACTTCCATTATTTACAAATGTACCAGTCGATAACTCCGTCTGATTCGCACCTTTATATTTAAAAGGTACTGATGCACCAGAGTAGAGTTCTTTTACTTCGGTGGCTGATAATTCAAGGTTGTGTATTTTTAATCCAGCAATAGAACCTTTTGCGTAATCAGCATCGTTGTAATTACCAATTCTTACTTCATCAGCAAGATTCTCCATTGCTACATAAGTACCAGACCCAGCAAGTGTTAACGCTTGTGAAACTCCATTTACATAAAGTGTAATTCCTGTATTTGCACTTGTACCACCTACACCATTATATGTGCCACATACGTGAACCCACTTTCCTTCATAAGCAGTTAATGTCGCTGTTGTAGATGCCGACTCCCAAGTGCTTCCTACACTTTCATCATATACAGTAAGGTACAATTTATCATCTGATTCCATCCAAAATAACCACTCTGCATCAACATTATATGTACCTTTGGTTGCAATAGGAAAACTTGTAGCATCTTCCATATTAATCCATGCTGATATAGAAAATGGGCTATCACTTGTACCATCGCCAAAACTTAAATGTGCTGAATCTGCTACATCAATCGTATCATTCACCCCATCAAACCGATAATAAGGAGCTGACATTGTATTCGCTACATGGTTAGGTACATTTTGAGAATGAACATATGCTCCACTATCCGATGCCATATACACATCAGTTACAGAAGCATTACCAAGTGTTACTGAGTTATCTGCTACGCCTGTTGTGGCATATCCGATTACTGCTTGATTGACGGCTGTAGCCGATGATGGTTCTGAAGAAGTACCAATAATAGTGTTATAATCACCCGATGTTATATTGCCTGCTGTTGCGTAGCCCACACATACATTTTCAGAACCACCGTTCAAAACTCCATCCAGACTTTCAACTCCAATCGCTACGTTTTTATCTGATGCGGAGCCATCAACCCAATCTCCACCCATGGAGTCTTTACCAATAGCGACATTAGATACAGATGTAGCTGATGCACTACCAGTAGTAGTGTCCATTGCCCCATATCCAATAGCAGTATTACCCCCTCCTGTTGTATGCCCTTGTAATGCCTGATACCCAATAGCCACGTTCCCAGCACCAGTTGTGAGGGCGGCTAAGGCAGATGTTCCAATTGCAATACTACCATCAGTAGTATCACCAGATAAATTTCCACTTAATGCACTTGTACCAATTCCAATACAATTACTATTATCCAGATTTACCCATTCACCACCACCTGCATCGTAACCTATAAATACACAATCATCAGATGCTTTGGATACTGAACCAGCGTCTGTATCTTTCATTGCATAAGAACCTATTGCAATATTCCTTAATCCACCAGTGTGAACTAACATGGAGTTAAAACCTATCGCTATATTGTTCTCTCCACCCTCATTTGCCGCCAAAGCTGATACACCCAGTGCCACATTTTGTGAACCAGTAGTATTAACATTTAACGCATCTTTACCGACCGCAACATTACTATCTCCTGATGTTGCAGTTGCTAAAGCCGCATATCCGACCGCTGTATTAAAATTTGCACCATCCATAACACCAGCAAGAGTGTTTCCACCGACAGCGACATTATACCCAGAGACAGCATCAGCCCAAGCTCCACCCATTGATAAATATCCAATAGCCGTATTATGGTCTGAATCTACAGCCGCTTGGTCAACTTGGTGCATCGCTTGGAATCCGACTGCTGTATTATAAGTTCCAGTAGTCAATGTATCTAAAGTTTGGTAGCCCACAGCAGTATTTCCAGCACCAGATGTCAATGCCTCAAGAGAGGTTGAACCTATTGCTACCGTACCAATAGCGGTATCATTATTTAATGCGGCGGCGGCATTACTACCAATAGCTACTACATGACCTTGTGAAGTAGCCACATTAAGAGAGCCATTACCATACGCTGTATTTTGCTGACCAGAAGTTATACCAGCTCCAGCCCCTCTGCCTACGGCAGTATTAAAATCTCCAGAAGTTATATCTTCAAGGGCTGTATGTCCTATGGCTACGTTATATGTCGCATCTGTTGTAGTTCCAGTTCCCATCGCCAAGTGACCTACTGCTATATTGTAATCTGCTCCAACATCTCCAAGTACAGTTCCAGCATTTGTTAAAGCATGATAACCAAAGACTGTATTACCAGTATTACCATCATTATTCGATAGAGAGATTCGGGAGTTGGAGTCGAGAATTAATTTATTTGAATCGCCACAAGTAAATCTAATTGAACTTGCACCACCCCAATACATTCCAGTGCTTGTGTCACCTTCAAAAGCATAGACAGGGCTTGATTCACTACCAGCACCAGAAGATGACATTAATTTCCAAGAACCATTGGTTCCGCTGGCTTTTATACCAGTATTATTAATCCTGAAAACGGAAGTTCCATTTATAGTAAATCCAATGTCGGCTGTTCCCGTTTTATATAGTCCGCAATCTGGCTCGTTTATAAAACTTATAGATGGAGCGGCTACTGTGCCGTCTGAAAACAATACTTGTCCTGCGGATGTGATACGAACTTTTTCAGTTGCAGTGCCAGCACTTCCAGTTTCAAGAGTTATGTCTCCAGAATTTTCACTGGTTCCTTCAGTTTTAAACCGAATGGCGGCAATTCTATTTCCAGCACCAGCTTGTGCTTCAATCACACCAACGGTGTAATCGTCTGATAAACTTGTGTTTGTGTTTGCTAAAACTAAAGCTGAAGTTTGAGACGCACTCGCAGTTGTTATCGTTTGATTCGGTGACCAAGTTGATACTGGAGAGCCACCAATTCCGACATTGCCTGTTGCACCATCAATGTTTAAATCACTCGCAAATGAACCACCTCTATAACTTTCAAAAGACATAGTTCCACCATCTACAACTTTAATTTTTCTTAAATCAGCATTATTAGCCGCTATGTCTGGGTACATCATAAACTCTACAGAACCAGTATCATTTGATGCTTGTAATCTTATGTTAGCATTTTGACCGTCTATTCTAATAGCATTCCCTGTACTATCTTGTGTAATCTTTAATGCAGTAGCACCAGTTGCTGATGCGTGGTCATTTCTAATATGGCAAACATTAAATGCTCCTGTATTAGAAGAATTAGAAGTGATTAATGTTCCAGTTCCAGTAGTTAAGACATTACTATTAAGCTCAACTGAAGTTCCAGTTGTTGTTTCAGCATCCACATATAATCCAAGTGCAGTAGCATGGTTTTGGTCAATAAGAAGAGCCGAATCAGCACCGCTTTGAGTTATAGTAAGACCAACAGTAGCCTCTGTGTTAGTAATTGACATATCACCAGTTAAAACTTCTGAATATGCGTAACTCCCACCACCACTTACAGTTAAATCACCTGAAATGGTCAGGTCGCCAGATATTGTACCGCCTGAAGATAATCCAGACTCTGAACTAAGAAATGAACTTAACATATTATATCTCCACTACTTTAACGGTTGTAGCAGCAACACCCAGATGATTAAAGTAAATCGTATTACCCAACCCTCTAGGTACAGTTATAAATACCAGTGTACTGCCGGGGATTACAAGATCATTTGCAGCTATACAGTCATCTGTTGTACCAGTGGTACCTGCAGTTCCAAACCTAAAATATATATTCCCAGCTGCATAAATGCCAAGCTGGGCTGCTCCAGATACATCAAGATGTATCGTATCGGTAGTCGCTGTACCACCGTGTGTAGATGAAACAGCATTAACTGTCCACTGACCTCCCGGTCCGCTTGCGTTTACGCCTTCTTGTACTGTGAGTGAATGTAGTTTTGCCATGTTTGCCTCCTGCCCTAAGGATTGACCATCCGTGAATGGGCTTGTTATTTATATTACATTAAGAATCCATCTGCAGGTTTAATACTAAACCCTGTGGAATCAAAGTTTCTGTTACCATATTCTGTGCCCATTTTCTTGCACAGTTCCCAGTAGTTCCTGAAGTATCCAGACTTCTGTAAAGACTGAGGGTCTTGTGACATCTTATTTTCATAACCTTTCATGATCACATAATGTGCTAATCCTTCATGAAACTGAGTTGGTATATTAGGTTCTTCTGTAAGAGCAATACCAGTACCAGAAGCAACAAAGTCTTCATCATATACGGAACCATATACTCTCACTGTCTTTCCTGATGTAGCTGTGCCAAAACTTGTAGTAGCATCAGCAGTAGTGACTTTAGCTATAGCAAGAGAAGGAACGTGATATCCTGTGGATTTCTCTGATGTATACTCTATCCACCAGACATGCTCTAAAGCTTTTGATCTTTCATTTGTAGCCATTATGAACTCGAATATTTTTCTGGTGGGTCTTGCAGTCTAGATATTTGGTAATTATTATAATCAACTCTAGCAACATCAATAAACTTATGTTGATCTGTTACACTTGAGTCACCATCAAGATCATTAAGCTCGTAGTAGCGTGTACTTGATCTACTGGTGAATGTCTGCTGACCTTTTAGTATTCTTGTACCTTCACAGAATTCATCCAGTGCTTTATTGAGATGAAGACGTATTTCTGTATCGCCCATCTCAGGATGATGCATTTGTACCATTTCGATTATTTGTGTCTGTGTCATATTATTTACCTATCGTTTAAAATACCAGCAACATGAACTTTGACTGTAGCACTTCCTTGAGCAGTTGGGTAACTGCCTGTGCTATCCATAGTACAAGAACGAGCATGACAATCTTCAACAGAAGAATTGGGAACTTTAACAATTATAGACTCTCCAGCTCCTATGAACATCGTTGTTTTTAAATTATAAGCAGCTGTTCCAGCGTTAAAATCTATACCAATACCCTCAGTAGATGTTGTTGAAAGATTTTTTATAAAAATCCATTGAAATGTATCGGTAAGGGAAACTGCAATGCCAGAACCAAGATAATCATTACCGGTTCCTAATAAATTTGTACTAGCTCCATTACCAACAGAAACCTCTGCAAATATCCATTTTTCAGCAGAATCAGCTGGAGTATAATTGCTTATTCCAGATATATTTGTTTTTATTTCATCTAAAAATATAGATACTGATACTCTACTATTTGCATCATCTGCCATATTTTATCTCACCTTTTGTTGTTGTGGATTGCTAAAAGCTTGATTGTATTCACCTTTTAAATCTTGAAGTCTCGCTGTCATCCATTGATACTCTGCTGATTTTTCAGCCATCTCCTGCTGGTATGTCTGAATCTCTGCACCTACGAGTGCTTGATATTTTGACGCATCTGCGGACACTCTCTGTAGCTCTAATGTATAATCTTGTATTGCTGCCTGTAAAGTAAGGTCTGCTTCTTTTTGAGCATCCTGCATGGTAATCTGAGCTTGTTGAAGATTTCTTTGAATGGCAGCTTGATACTCAACATTTGCATCATTGAAAACATTCAGCTGGTTTTGCATAGCCTGTCCATAGGCTTGTATATAAGTTGATATCTTTTGCATTTGTGCATTTGCAAGCTCTACATCTTCTTCTGTCTCTATCATGTCAGCAAGAACATCATACCAGTGTTGAAAATTTAAGAAATCTCCAGCTGTTCCTATAGCTCCAGCAACTATCGTTCCAGTTATTTCTTGAGTGTCTCCACTAACTACGGGTGCTGTATATGTAGGGGCAGTAGGTAACGAAGCTATTGTTATTGCACCCACTGAACCTCCCGATATAGTAGGAGCACTTGGTACTGTAGCTGGTGCAGATGCACTCAAGCTGAATGTAGATATATTAATTGAAGATAAATAACTTTGTAAAGATTTTATACTAGCATATAATATCACTAAGTATATCTTATCATTTGGGAAATATTTTATACCAGTACTAGCATGATCTAATGCACTTCCGTCTGTTTCAGCGGGTGAATTATTCACATAATAAACTTTAAATGTATCAGGATCAGAACTGGGAGCAGGAAAAACACTTATACCCCCATTGTCAAGAATTGTATATACTGGATTGTGTTTAGTAGCAAGATGAAGACTTCCAGTTGCTACTGCCTGTCCTTGCTTTGAAGGATGAATCTTTAAACACTTTCTCCAGTCGTCATCAGTTCCTGACTCTCTAATAACTGAAGTAATTCTAGCTCCATTTAAGTCTAATCCTTGAATTGTTTGTTCACCTGAAACAGCTAAAAATAAATGATCATCAGAAGGCTTCATTCTTAAATGCCTATCGGTTACATCAATAACACCGTCATTTAAAAATGTCGAAAACTCTGCACGACTAGGAGCAGTAGAGCTTGCGTCTATCGTCAAGCCTGTTATTCCCATTGTTTGTTCTTGAAAATCTGCCATATTTTATTCCAAGGGGGGAAACTATTAATCTCCCCCCGAGTTTTATTAGCCGTTAAGCATCAACAGTAGCTTTTGTTGATCCACTACAATACCAGTAAGTCCCATCACAAAAAATATCAATCGTATCATTAATTGCACCAGCATTTAATGTTAAAGATGATACTGTCTCGTGTATGTCTCTACCAGTATTTGTTGCATGATCAGAACCATAACTACCATGATAGTAGATTAAGCTTGCACCACCAGATATGACATGTTCACTATCATCACCAGATATAACTTTAAAGCTAAATCCAGCAAAGGAACTTGACATAGTAGGTAGTGTAATAGTAATTGCACTACCAGATAGAATGAAAGCTTTTCCATGATCAGATTGTCCAATAGAAAAACTTGCAGTCTTACTTACGCTTGCAGCACTTGAGCCACCTAAATAAGGTCTAGCCATAATTAGCCTCCTTAACTAGTGATCTTGAACAGATGATGACTTTCCATCAATGAAATACCAACGCCTTCATCAGAGAAGTATTGGTCTTTCACACCATCAAAAGCATTGTCTGTCTTGATGTTAGCTTGATACATGGGTGAACGGTATTGAGCATGAAAAAGATTCTCTTCACTTACAACAAGCATGTACTTGTTATAAGGTCCACGCAATGCGGGAGTTGGAATCAACTGAAGGATACCGTGAGGTGTCTCAAGTATCTTATAGTTAAAGCCCAGAGAATCACGTCTCATATCACTTAGGTTAACAGTCCAGCCTGATGATCCAGCTATACCTGTTGTACCAGCCATTTTAGACCAGTATCCAAGTGCACCAGCACCGCAGAAAGCTCTCTTTACACCAGCTTCAGGAACATACTGGAAAACTTTTTCCATATCATCCACAAAACTATTGTAAGTGTAAGTTGCTTCTGAGACACTGAAGACGTTCTGATAATCATAAGAACCTGTTTCACCATAAGTAGCAAAAGCACTTACAATACCATAGGTTGTCCTGATAACATTGCCACCTGAATCTGTTCTGCCATCATCGGCAAAGGTTTCAGCAACATCAGATGCTTTATTACCAGCATCATATGCAGCTCCACCTAGATCAGTTCCACCATCACGCTGTCCGAAAAGGAAAGCCTTTTCTTTTTGCATCTTGTGTTCCTGATTCTTCATTGCACGTAAACGTGCCAGCTCTGATGATTCACCACGTAATGATGCAGCCAATAGTGTTCCAGTGATCTGTAGAGGAGTCTTGAATATCTGTGAAGAATTCCAAACTACCTGCAGTTCATCAGCCCATGCTTCGGGTGCTGTCATACCTTCACCCTGTGCATTACCAACTACATGCATAACATCGTTATTTGCTATTGCAATGGTTCCATTAGTTAATGATTTCATTGTTAATTGTCCACTTGAAACAGCAGTCACAACTGCAGTGCCACGATTGGTATCTTCATCTGAATTCCAGATTTCAAAAACCAATCCAATCCAAGCATCATCTGGAGTTGAAGGTCCACCAGATAAACCTACAATACCATCAACGGTTATACCACCGAGTCCAGTATCATTATCTGGAATAGTTCCAGCATCATTGCTCATGTCACATCTTTGTTTTACCCAAGGGTTACGATGTTCAAACATCTTAAAAATTGGGTCTGGTACTTTCCTTGTTTCACGGTTCGAGAGCACAGTAGTGAAAGGGGCAACGTCTGTCCAAAGTTCTTTTACAACATTTGGGCTGACGTAGAAATCCCTTCGATCCGTAAACAGGACTCCGGCAGTACCGCCGTTATACATTGACTTGAGTGTTTCAGCCATTGTTTATTATCCTTTTTATTATGAACGCTTCCAGCCTAGCATACCCGCATTGAACATATCTTCATCGTTCATGGGAGGTTCGGTCTTGCCAGTTTCTACAGATGCAGTCCTTGGCATTGATCCTATTTCCCGTTCTTTGATGATCTGTCCCTTGCGTTGCTCGACTTGAGCATTCGGTGCGTCTTTCATTTGGTACAGCTTGGCAAGATGGTCAACGGTGACATTATTTGGATTGCTCGCCCATTCGACAAAATTACGTGCCTGATCGGGTGCCCATCCATATGAACTGACAACATGGGAATAGGCATTATTGCGAAGGTTATTACTCTCCTGCTCAATCATAGCCTGTTGATAACGCTCTGCATACTCATGCTCACGTTTCGTTTCCCTGTCCTCAATAAATGTAATGTAGTCATCGTTATACTTCTCTTTATTCAAGCGGAACTTGAAAGAAGCACTTTCGGGGTCATTATACGCATCAACCTCGTTGTAGTTGACTGGTTTCTCCGGCTTGACGGGTGACTGCAATGAATCCTGCTGAACCATCTGTCCATTAGGTTGTCCATTGGGGGGTGTCTGTTGCTGAGACTGCATAGCTTGCTCACGAAAGTAAGCAAGGTCCTGCTGTGTCTTTGACAACTCACCCTTCACCTTGTCTGCCTGACTCTGCCAGTATTCAAACCTACTCGGGTCGTCTCTTGCAGGTTGTTGAGAGACAACTTCACTTTCAGCCTGCTGCTCTCCTACAGGCGTTTCGTTGATTGATGGTCCAGATACATCGACTTCGAATAAATTGGTATTCGTTACGTCATTACCTGCCGGAACCTCTGCTCCCTCAATGGGAACCTTTGGGTTCTCTACTCCATATCCAAACGGATCAGCATCAACTTTTAGTCCAGCTTCTTGTGATATTTCAGCCATGTTTTTCTCCTTTGCGATTTGTTTTCAGCAACCGCTATTTTAAACCGACCTTTGTACTGGTTGCTTTTTTTACTTCCTCACGAAGCTTCTTAAGCTCGTCTGCGGCTCTTTCTTTGTATAGCTGTGTAGCCATCTCTGCTTTAGCCTCAGCCTTTGCCAGTTTTTTCTCAAATTCTTTAACTTCAACTCTTTTACGATCATGTATAGATTCACGCTGTGCAGTCTGTAGATCACCTTCTAACTTCTTGATCTGTTCTTGCTGTTGCTGAACCTGACCTTGTAATTGCTGCATTTGTCCAGCTCTTTCAAGGACTCCTTCCATATCTGCAACATCAGTCTGCTTAAGTACTTCAGTCTGATCTATTAAACCAGCCTTAAAGAGTTCCATATAATACTCGAATCTAGCCCATCTATTAGATGGAAGGGTAGAGCCAGAAACAACAATTACATCATATTTACCTATTGTTATATCATTTATCTTAGAAATAAGCTCTCCAGACACCTCATCGTAGATGTCTTGGTTTATTTTTACTTCCTTGGGTTTATTGTTGGGTTGTATCAATCTGACTGTCTTTTCAGTCTGATATACAAACTGGATCAAACCCACTACAGACCTAGCCAGTTGATTCAAGGATGATTCAATATCATCACGCTTGGACTTTATCCTACGCTGTCCAAACTCATCCATTGCTATAGTACCCTTAAATGTCTGCGGTGCAGAACCTACATCACCCTGCATAAATGTATATATTCCCAGAATCCTTTCAATATCCTGCTTTGCATCCGCTTCATTCTTATAAAGCTCATTAGGAAGAGGCACAGGACCAGCCACAATAGGCTGTCCTAGTTCAGGATCAAACTCAATAACAGCAGTTCCTGCTTTTGCCCACTCTTCTTCAAGCTGTTTCTTATTCATAGAACCACGTGGAATCAGCAATTTCACGTTAGTTGAAGAACTTGCATGTGCGACTATAAGAGAACGAATCTTATTTATATATTCCTGAAGTCCCCTGACAAGCCTGACATCGCTAGTGGGATAAGGATTCCTGTTATGTCCATTCATAAAAGGCACAACAGGGTAATCTTCAATAGGAAGAATAATAGAATATAGATAAACATCACCTACAGATATACATTGCTTAATATTTGTATTCATAACCTTGGTCATCATGATCTTATCACTATCAATCAGTATGCCTTTATCAATCATGTCAATACTTGTTGTACTATTAGGTATAGAAGTCAGCGTTTCTTCTCCCTGTACAGGAACTGGCTGACCTGACATTGGGTCTTCTTCTAGGTGATAAACCTTTCCTACGGTTTCTACGATCTGCATAAAATTCTTTACATTGCTTTGATCGGTGAATATCTGCTGGTTGTCTGCTGTAGTTACTATAGCTGCAGGTTCTTTTCTATACTCATCATACTGGGGATCGTTTAATATAACTTCCCTGTTCTCAAATGGATCAAATATCTTGTAATAAGGAGTCTTGACCTTATTATACCTCTCAAATACTTCCAGTTCACGCTCATCTTCTGCATTAAGGAGAGATTGCTTCCTTGATTGCGGAACTACATCTTCATCAAACAGACCAAATCTATTCTGATCAAAGTCACTAATATGACTTGTTTCATTAGACTCTCTAATAGCATCCTCGAATTCAGGATACATTTCAACAAGCTCTTTCTCTGTCATGCGTTTAGCAACAACTATATTAGATGCATCACGACAGAAAGGGTCTTCTGAATCTGGATCGAAGTATACCGAGAGTGGATCAATAGACTTAACCATCACTTCACCTCTTCCAAAATCAGCATCAGGCTTAATATAGGTCATCATAACACCCATACCCTTTACATAATAATCGTCTATGCAGCGTTTAAGCTCTGCATTCCCTACTGAGATATCCCATACCCAAGACATTAAGTCAGAGAAGATTCTGCCTACTTTAGTGTCTGAAGTATCTCTACCAGTGGATTGGAACTTGGGAGCATTGGATGTGAGCATAGCTTTAGCCTGCTCAACGGAAGGATGGATTACATTAACAACTAAAGGCTCCTGTGCACGGGCACGGAGAGCATTTACCTGCTCTTTTTTCCATTGTTTACCTGATCTGAACTCTACATCTTCTACAGCTTGTCTAGCCCAGTTCTTACGGGCAGAGCTGTAATCGTTAAATATATCGTGAGTTGCTTGTGTCTCTGGATGTAGTTGAGGCATATAATATTAATTGCTCCTTAAAAATTAAATAGAATTTAACATGACATCCAGTCATAATGTTCATTTTTAGATGTATGTACTGTTTTTTGTTCCTTCTCATCTTCATTCTTATGATATGGAGGGTATATTTTTTTCATAGCATAATACATGCCATCGAGAAGATCATCATGCTTTGCTCTCGGATATAATAGCATCTCATCCTTTAGTTCAGTCATACTATCCTGTATATACACTTTGTTCTGTGCAAAATAAGGTTCAAGCGTTTCTAATCTAGCTGATTTGCTATTTCTTGGATTCTCACGTATCTCAAGACCCGATATGAACAGATTCTCACGTTCACATTTGTCTTTCACGTATTCCCTGAGCATTTCCTGATAGCCTACTGACTCAATACGCACCTTTGAAGGTTTATATATCTTGAAATACTCTATAATCTGATCTGCCAAGTTCATAGGGGTTGCCCGCTTGCGGTAGTAAGGGAGAACGTACCTGTTGTTGTCATTGTCAATCGCAACTGCCACTATTGTGGAGTAGTCTGCTGTACTGCGTGTAGATGATGCAGGATCAACCCCCATGAATATATTTACTGGAATTTTTTCTTCTACTGCTTTCTCATTCCTGTCTGTAATCTCAAGGAACGCATCTTTATCTTCATTATGAGTAATCTTTCCTTTGTAATACTGGAAGTATTTCTCTTTAAAGAGCTGGTCTTCATCTCCAATGATCTGACATAGGTACTCACGGTAGAATACGGATACCCTATTGATAGATTCCAGCTCTTCTTTCTTCTTTAGAAGACTCTCTATCGGATGCCACGTTTCCCATAGAGATATCTTCTTCTTAAGGCTGGGTGCAAAGTGCATATTAGTCCAGCCTTTCATTTCTTTCAGCGTTTCCACCATACATCTCTGGTGTTGTGGAGTTCCGATAATAACTATCCTGCCTGTTTTAGGATCAAGTGACGGAAGTGCAGACTGAAGAAGCCATCTTAAGTTTACTTCCATAGCTTCTGAAGTCTTTGTATTGTTCTCATCTTCAGGATCGTCCACAATAATCAATGTAGGACGCTGATTCCCTTTCTTAATTCCCCTTAGCTGTTGTCCTGTACCCTTACATATAATCATAGACCCGTCTTTCAGCTCTATCTCACTCTTAGCCCACTGTCTTGCACTATGCTGTCCCCAATATCCGAATATAGAACGGAAATTGGTGGAGAAATCAAGTGTATCCTTGATAGTTCCAAGCAATTTAATAGCATGATCCTGTGTTCTGGATACTAGTACTACGAGTTTCTGCCCCTCATGGAACATGAGATGATAGAGAGGAAATACGCCACCCACTATAGATGATTTGGCGTGTCCACGAGGGGCTACAATGTTAATTTGCTTCTTATTGTTGTCCATTAGATTATTTGCAATCTCATAATGGAACTCAGGTGAAGGAGCCGAATACATATTAGGCATAGTCACCTTACCAAACAGCATAAGGTTGCCAGTCAGTTTATTTTGTATTTTATTCTGCTGGCTCATCTTCTTCTACTTTTCGGGACACCTTAAAAGACTTTTCTTCTTTTGCTATGATATCGCCAATGCTATTTGAAACATCCAGCTGCAGCATATCTGTTGTAATCTTTTTATTGGGTTTCATTTCCAGAAGCTCCATAAAAGCATCCGAAATCTTAATCATATTAGTCACATCCTGCTTTGCTCTTGCTATATCCAGTCCCTCCAGCATAGTATCAAGTACGGATGAGTTATTGATTCCCTTCTCTGATAAAACTTCCCTTAGTTTTTTCTCTACCATCTTTTTAATAATCTCCTGCTTTAAAACCCTGCGTACTGTAGCCGCAGGCTCTTTTTGATCTGGGCGGTAAATCATCCCTAGTTGGTTGTAATCTACCTTCTTAGTGGAAGTTAACTGTCCCACATAGGCATTTACAAGGTTCTTAGCACGGGTCGTATTAGCTTCACGCACAGCCCAGTTATTAGCTTCCGGGTTTGCCTGAGTATAGACTCCGTACTCCTTGTTCTTAAGATATTGTATCTTATTGGTATTTCCCGCCCAGTTCGCACCATAGGCAAGCCTGACAAAGGTCTTGACACGACCTTTTTTGTCCGTATAGTCTTTTCTGCCTATACATTTGCCTACAAAACCATCATCTGAAAGAGCATAATCCCCCATCTTAGACTGTTTCCAATGAGAATAGTCTAATCCAGCTTCATCAGCTTCCTTCTGAGTATAAATATTATAGACTCTTGTCTT